CGGAAAACCAGCAGTGGATACGCAAAGATACGGCAACGCGGATGTTCGCCTTCGCGGCGGATAACCTGGGTTATGGAATAAGCGCCGAAGATGAAATCGAAGCGGCCGGGGAAACATTGCCGCCCAATCAGACCGACTATAATGCGCTATTGAAGAAAAACAAGGGGTTGCAACCTCTTGTTCAAAAAGGGGAGAAGGATGTCCCTCAAAACTAAGTTTAATAAAAAAGTGGCGGAATTGATTAAGACGGCCGAGCAGATGACGGACGACCAGGTCGTTAAGGCTGTCCAGTATCTGGACCGGGCACGTCTCGAAGTGATCTCCGCCGTGGGCACGACGGACTGGCAGATCTATCATTTGCCGCAGATGAAAACGGCGATCGAGCGCGCCATGCAGGAATTTGCCTCTAGATACGGCATTGAGCTGAATCGCGATCAATCGCAGTTCTGGAATTTCGGTCAGGCGATGGTGGATGATCCGCTGCGGACGATCGGCGTCATGGCGGCAATACCGGCGATTGATACAACCATCTTCGGAGCGTTGCAGAATTATTCCAAACACCTGATCGACAGTCTGGGCGTCGATGCCACGAATAAAATCTACAGTGAATTTGCCGCCGGGCTGATCGGAAAGAAAACGCCCTTTGACGTAATGCAGGCGGTCGGTACCAATTTGAACGATAAGTCAATTTTTAATTCCATTGCCGCGCGAGCGGAAACGATTACCCGGCAGGAATGCGGCCGGATTCTGGAGGAAGCCAGCCAGGCGCGCATGGAGAAGGCGGCGGAAGTTGTACCGGGATTACAAAAGCAATGGCAGCACGGCACCTCACGAATGCCCAGAGTGACGCATCTGGCCGCCGAAGGGCAGATCCGGAATGTAAACGAGCCGTTTTTGGTTGGCGGCGAAGAGTTGATGTATCCGCGCGATATGAATGGATCACCGGGGAACACGATTAATTGTAGTTGTTATACGGTGCCCTATCACGCGGACTGGGGTGAGGTATTGGCGGCGGCGGCGTAAAAGAAGAATTAACCAATAATTTTATGAAGGAGGATTTTGAATTATGGCAGAGCAAGATGACAAAAACACAATCGGCGACAAATTAATCACGGAGGCACTGAAGGTTTACGGCATCGGCAAAAAATATGTGGCAGGAAGCCGCATCGATGAGGCCACCGGCGAGGCGGTTATCGTAACCGTGGGTGGCAAGAAGGTGCGCTATGCGTCGGGTGACAAACCCGATCCTTTGAGTGATATCGCCATCACCGGCGTCAATCCGGCGGCAAAGAGAAAACCGATCACGGGCGGCAAAAAGTAAGGGACGATTACAGCGATTTATTAATCGTCGTAATCTTATTTGCGAAGCAAGGAGGATTTTAACATGCCTTATACTTTGAAAAATTTGCCGGATGCCGTCAAGGCGCTGCCGAAACCAGCTGAGGCAATCTGGTTGGCGGCCTTCAACTCCGCCTTTGAGGAATATAACAAGGACGAAGAAAAAGCGGCAGCGACAGCCTGGGCGGCGGTGGAGACAAAATATGAAAAAGGCACAGACGATGTCTGGGTGGCCAAAGCGGATTTAAACCTCGATGCGCATGCCGTAGCGGAGGAAACCGACGAGGGCATGGAAGTCATCATGCACCTTGCCGCAAAAGACAAGGAAGGCAAAGCCTTCGATGTGACGATCTGCGAGCCGGGCTTCACCCTAAACGGCTGGTATATCCCCGAAGAAACCATGCCGGCAGCGGCGGCGTTGTTTGAAAATGTGGATGTTAATCTTTTTGAACTGCCGCAGGGAAAAGGCGCGACACACCTGCCCGACGAGTTATTCGATCTGAAATCGCTCCTGGTGAAAAACAAAGTCGGCTTTATCGACGGCGTCAAACATGTGGCCGGAAAAGGGCTTGTGGGCGTTTTGCACTTCCTGGATTCCGCCAAGTGGCTGGGCAAAAATCTACTGACGGCGCTCCAGGAGAACAAGGCGATTTACGGGCTTTCTTACGATGCCCGGGTACGTGCGGCCAAAGATACTATCGACGGCAGGCAGGTTTTCAAACTGTTAAAATTTATTGCGGCCGATAGTGTGGACATTGTAACGAGGCCCGCCGCGGGCGGGAAATTTAACCGGGCAGTGGCATCCATGCCGGCCCAAAACAAGGAGGATCTCATGAAACAAAAGATTTGGGATTTGATCAAAGCAAAACGGCCGGATCTCCTGAAGGATAAAGATTTAGACAAGGTATCCGACGAGGAAGTGGAGACACTGGCCAGGATGGCGATGGAGCCGCAGGCAGATGCCGGCGGGAAGGATAAGGACAAAGACAATCTGGTGACCAAAGAAGATCTCTTGAAGTTGCGTTGCAGCATGGCGCTCAAGGATAAACTGGCCGAGAGCGATTTGCCGGAAGTGGCCAAAGAGCGCATCCGCACGACTTACAAAGACAAGGTCTTCGAGTCGGAGGAACTCGTGCGCGCCATCGCGAGTGAAAAAGAATATCTGGCTAAAGTCAATCCGCCGCCTGATGGTGGTGTGGTCATTTCCGGGAGTTCCATCACCGGAGGCCTGGGTTCATTCACGCGCGCTTGCATGGCCGTGGATAAACTCTTCGGCATGACCAAAGAAACCATCGAGAAGATGGCGAAGCTGGAACGCCTGGATCACCGCCCCTTCTTCGATGATATGCGCGGAACGATGGATTACGCCGATTTCGACAAGGTTTCGGCTTTCTCCAGCCTGCGCGAGATGTACACCTTTTTCACAGGCGATCCGGAAGTAACCGGAAGATTCGACCGCAAAAGGCTGGCGCCGGAACTGCGCTCCTCGATGGACATCAACTCCGCCACGTTCACCTACGTGCTGGGTAATACACTGGGCCGGAGATTGGTATCTCTTTACCGCGAGATGAAATTCAATGAAGATTTGCTCATTTCGGTGCGCAAACCGGTGAAAGATTTCCGTCAGCAGGAAGCGGTGCTGGTTGGCGGATTCCCGGATTTGTCCACTGTTGATCCGGAAGCGGCCGATTACGCGGAAATCGGCGGCGTGACGGATGAAGAGTCCACCTACTCGATAGGGCAGAAGGGCAACATCCTCACGATTACGCGCAAAACCATCATCAACGATGATATCAGCATTATCATAAGGCTGATAGCGGGGTTATCCCGTGCCGCGCGCAGGACACACGCCAAGTACGTGTGGAATTTTGCCATCAACAACTCCAACTGTTCCGACGGCACGGCCTTCTTCACCGGCGGCCACGGCAATCTGGGCGCTACGGCATTAACCTATGCCACGGCGCTTATTGCTTACAAGGCGCTGGCCACAATGACGGAGAAGGATTCGGGCGAAAGGCTCGGCCTTTTGGACGATCCAAGCGTAAAGCCGAATCTCATCGGCCCCATCGACATAATGGAAACCGTCAACAAGATCGCCACGGAACAGTTTTATTATTCCGCCAACGATCTGACGACAAAATTACCCAACCCGCTCGCCGGGAAAATAAAACCCGTGGTCAATTCGCTTTTGACCGATGTGAACGATTGGTACCTGATTTTGCCGCCTGGTGTCACCGACATCATCGAGATGGGTTATCTTAACGGGCGTGAAGATCCGGAATTGTTTGTGGCCGACATGCCGCAGAGTGAACAGGTTTTTGTGGCCGACAAGATCCGCCACAAGATCCGCCACGAATATGCGGGCGCAGTGATCGACTTCCGCAGCGGTTACAAAGCCATCGTCGCTTAGGCGCGAAGTGTAGGGGCGAAAAATCTTTCGCCCGTACAGCGTGAAGAGTAGAATATAAACAGGCGGGAGGGCTGGCTATAAAAACCCGGCCCTCCCCTTAACCCAAAGAAGTTAAGGAGAAAAAAATGAAGAAGTTAATCAGATTTTCAACCGCATTTGTGGCGGTATTTATTCTGGCGCTGCTGTTGGCCGCACCGGTACAGGCCGCGCAGTACTGGACACAAAAGTTTGTGCGTTTTTCGGCGGTAGCCGGTGAAACACTGGCCACAGGTAATGTAGTTACAATTAAAGACACAGGCGGGCTGGCCTGGAAGGCGGACGCTGATGATGCGGCTCTTCGACCGGCAGTTGGCGTTATCGGCAAGGGCGGCACAGTCGGGCAATCGGTGGAGATAGTTGTATTCGGTATTTTGGAAGGCGCAACCGCGCTTACTGAAAGCGGACCTGGATATCTCTCCGAGACTCCCGGCGCGATTACACAATCGACACCGGCATACAGTCAACAGGTAGGTTTTGCCATCAGCGCCACCGCGTATCTGGTCAACTGCCAAAACTATCTCGATACATCGGCATTGACAGCGTTGGGAGTTTTGTCCGGAGCGACACCTTTAATATTTGAAGGCGCAACGGCGAATGAGTTTGAGGCAACCCTGAACATAGTCGATCCGACAGCGGACAGAAATATATACCTGCCGGATAAGACAGGCTATCTTCGTGTGGCCACGGCGCCAACCACGGCGGCAACAGTACTTACTCCGGGCGCTGCGGTTGCTCTGACTGTAGGCACATCCACCCTATTCTCGCTGACTCC